GTGAAGCGGACAAGATAATAAAAGCAGGTTATGTTTGATCTATCCCTTTATAACACCGGAATATATTTGTAATAACTTAATAACGTTTAGAAGATGAAAGATTTTTTCCATGCCATTGTTTACGTTACCATGAGTTTATTCGCTTATCTGGTAGCTGTCCTTATTTTAGTAATATCTGTCTTGTGGATGTATCACAATATCGTCATAAAATTATTACCGAGTTTGGGCATATGATAATAGTAAATTTCTCAACCAAACAATATCTAAGAGGTCAGCAAAGATTATCCGCTTCTTTGAATGGTTACAAACAATTGATGCTATCGGATTATACTGCGATAGGATCACCGACGCACTCGGAAAGTCCATACCAATTTAAATTGCATGCCATTGAAGAGGCTTGGAAGTTTGATGATATTGTTTTGCTTGCAGACGCTAGTATGTACAGGATTGGAGATATATCTAAGATTGAAAGACTAATAATAAGTGATGGTTGGTATATGGAGGAGGCAGGACATTATTGTGCGCGGTGGATGAATGAACATCAAAAAAATTATTTTAAATTGTCAGAGCAAGAATCACAACAAACTACAGGCGGACTTATAATGTTCACCGCTGGATTATTCGGACTAAACAAGAAATCAGAAAAGGCAATGGAATTCTTTAAGCAATGGAAAGATGCAGCATTAGCCGGATGTTTTAAAGGCAACTGGGAGACTACGCGTCATGATATGGTTTGTAGCGGAATAATTGCTCAGAGACTCGGAATGCACTACCAAAGAGGCGGTTCACACCTAGCTTATATTGGTCCTGGTTACTCATCACCTGAGCCTGGGGTTGTATTCTTTGCGCAAGGAACATTTTGATTTTAAAAACAAGAGTTCGACAACATTAAAGTATACAGGTCATGAAGCCAATTTTTATAGTACAGATTGCGAATTTAAACAATAATATTGATGGTGATTCTTTTAATTTCATCGTTCAGGATATAGAGAAACATTTAAAGAATGATTATTACGTATTGGTTGAGCTTTGTCAATCGCTGGAAGTAAGTCAATATCATTTGTTCTCAATTGACGGTGTTACGGAGACGACAATTGAAGAGCTTAAGAAATTGCTTTCAATCAAGGAAGAAATAAAAATCAACGAATGACACGCTGGAGCCAAAATTTAGAGCAGGACTACATTTTAGAATACTTCGGTGACTACATTGGAACGTTCTGCTCGATCGGAGAAAATGACGGGATCACTTTTTCCAACGTTCGTGCATTGGCAGAGCGAAGCTGGAAAGGTGTTATGATCGAGTGTGACCCATTAGCTTATGCTAGGTTAGAAGCTTTATACAAGGGCCAACCAAATTTATATACATACGACTACGCCATCACTGGACACAACGGGAAAGCTATTCTAAATAAATCCAGTTCGCTTTTAAAGACTGGGGATATAGGATTGGTGTCTACTTTTCATGCTTCTGAGATGGAAAGATTTAAAAGAGTTGTTACTTACGAGACTGAAGAAGTGAAGTGCTTCAAATGGAAAACAGCTTTGAATAGATGGAAGATTAAAGAATTCAGCATGATAAGTATCGACTGTGAGGGTGAAGATGTAGCTATTCTAAAACAGATTAATTTAACAACCTGTAAGCTACTTGTAATTGAATGGAATTCTGTGGAATCTGTAAAAAAAGAAATATTAGATTACACTTCTAAATTCGGCATGAATAAAGTAATTTATACATCTGGTGAAAATCTATTGATATGCAGGTAGAGAATTGGAAAGAGATTAACGGTCCAGCGCCATGACCCAATTCCTACAACATCTATTTTTAGCTAGCTTCTGGATATATGGCATTCGTACATTGTTCAGTCATGACCACTTGCTTTACCCTCTTTATGTTTTAGCCGAGAAGTATTTAAGCCAGTATGTTATTAAACCCATGATTGGCTGCATTATGTGCATGTCATCAATTCATGGTGCTACCTGGTTCTTAATATTTCTTTACCCCGGATTCGAATTGTATTACGTATTCCCTTTTATGATATGCCTTTGTGGGTTGAATACAATAATTGATAACGCGACCAGTTAAAAAATAGGAAGTCCCCCAGCAACCAACCAGGGGACGATCCAATGCTTTTCAAGAGCTAGCGCTTTACAGGTTGTGCGCCACAATGTAAATTTACGTATTTTTAAATGTTTTGTTCAAATTTAAAAAGACTTAAAAATGACCATTACCGATGAAATAGACTACTCTACCAGAATTAATAAGGGCAATTATCCTTCTATCAAAAGGATAATGTTCTATTATTTATTCGATACTCCTGATAGGATTGTTTTCTATTATCCAGAGCTAGACGAAATGACATCTGTTAATACGATAATGGATTCTAAGGTTAGGAAGTTTGATCCAAAGCATATTGATTTACTTGACGAGTTTTTGGGTTGGTTTCATGAAAATCCAAAGCCGTTACCACCAATACAGTTGTCATATTGGGGCGATGTTTTTGGCGGTAAAATAAACTGGAGTGAAGAGTTTTGGAAATGGCTAAGGAATAAAAAGGGAATGATTAACAAGGATATTTTTATCAATTGGCCATGAAATTAGCGTCAATCGTGAACGTCTGGTTCGATGCGTCCGAACTTCTACCTTACTGCATTAAAAACCTTTCTGATTGTGGCGTTGATGGCATTATCATTATTTGGTCTGAGGCTTCAAATCATAGGGAGGTTGTTAAAGATTATTTAAAACTTGAAGATTTTTGGCCGGGTGTGTTCCCTATAATATTCATTGTACAGCGCGAACCGTTCCTGCATTACCCCCTACATTGTGAGACTGATAAACGAAATTTTGGAATAGAAAAAGCTAGGGAGCTAGGTTACACGCATTTTTTAAACTGTGATAGCGATGAGCTATATAAGCCGGAAGAGTTTAAAAAAGCTAAAGAACGGTTTAAAAATGAGCCTGATTTAAAAGGGTTGGTTTGTCCTTCAGAGGTGTTTTTTAAATCGCCATGTCTTACCGTAGGTCGCGATGTTACGCTAGTTCCTTTCATTCATGAGCTCACACCAACCATAAAATGCGAGTTCAATAAATCTTATCCACACGCTTGGATTCGAAATCAAATAAGGATTGACCCGAGTAGATCATTCAATATAAATTCAGGCGTTGAGTATACAGAAGATGTAACAATGTTTCATTATTCGTATGTCAGAAAGAATTTAGAAATCAAAATCCGTAACAGTTCGGCCCGGGCGAATTTAGAACGCTCAACCATCCGGGAGGACTACGCCAATGCGGCCCCAGGCGTGTTCAACAAATTCTATGGCAAGACTTTACAATCATGTGAGAACATTTTTAATCTTCCTGAGTTCGGGACTGACCTGATCGGTTCACAAAACAACGGTTAAATTTCCATACTTTTTGAGCAGTCGGCAAAGTTCGTGCTTTCGACTCGCTAATAAATGGAAGTAAAACAGGCAATCAAAGAATCTTTCGTTAAGGTCTATAACTTAATTACTAGAGAATTTGCCTATTCAGCGCAAATCGATGCTAACGACAAATATATTCCGTTCTTTGAAAATGATAACTTTCCAGTAGAACTTTCTAATCTTGTCGCCGGGAGCCCGACAGCTACTTCATGCCTTTCAACAATTACCGACTTCATAGCTGGCGAAGGATTTAACCACGGAGAAGATCTTGAAAACAAGGTTTTAAACAACCAGGGACTAAAGTTTTTCCAATATCACAACATTATGGCTGATAGCCTAGCGCACGATTGGGGGATGGCTTCGCTTGTAAAATACAACCAGATGGGCGAGATCACAGAGATATTCGATTTGCCTTTTGGTAATTGTAGGCTCGGGGTTCCAGATTCTAATGGGGTTATTTCGAAGATAAAATATAACCCTTATTTCGGAACAGGGCTTTATAATCGGACTCATACGAAAGAATATGATGTCTTTAATCCGAAAGCTGCGGTGCTACAATTCGCGGCAGACAAAAAATGGAAGGGGCAAATATTTTGGTTTGGGATAAGGGATAAGAAACATCCGTTCTATCCGGTGCCTGATTACTATTCCGCTAAATATTGGATGCGAGTAGAGAAAAACGCCGGGATTTATTTCGATGAGAACATGGAAAACGGATTTCTACAAGAGGCCGTGATGAAAATAATTGGAGACCCGAACGATTCAAGCGGACTAAAAGATGGTGAAGGGAATGACATTCCAAGGGGGAAAGCTTTCGACACTGAGATGACAAGAAATTTCGGTAAGGGAGTTAAAACTAGGCATAAATTAATGGTTTTCTGGGCTAACAATAAAGAAGAGTTTCCAGAGATACAGGCTTTTCCGACAGGTGGAAATCCTGATTTGTTTCGGGTACAGGATGACCATGCAACTAAAAAAATTACCATAGCCACAAAGGTTCCGGCTATCCTGGCAAATATTTCAGAGGGTGTAAGTCTTGGGGGTGATGGAAATACTATCCGGGCGGCAGTGAAGCTCATGCAACAGCGTGTTAAGCGACCACAGGGTATTTTGATCGATTATTATTATTCCTTGTTAAGGAATATGGCACAGCCATTCACGGATAATATTACAATAGTCCCTTATAACCCTTATCCTGAGTTAGAAAGTGTTGATCCTTCAGTATGGGCAGAGCTTACATCGGAAGAGCGTAGAAAATGGATCGAGGATCACACAGAAACTGAACTGATTGAAGAAAATTTAGTCGAACCGGCAGCGCCTGTAGAACCTAACACGATTCCAACACAACAAAATCGGATTACAAACTTATATTTTGATACTTACCCTGAAAAAGCTAAAGGAAATGTCAAAAGATCGCTTGACTGGCAGCAAAAACTCGAAACAAAGTGTAGTAAAACGTCAGGGCTCTTACTTAGTAACGCAATTTTGGAAGGCAAGCCTTTGGGTCCGAAAGATATTAAGCGCCTTTCCCGTTACTTGAGCAAAAATGTGCTGTGGAACGACAAAACGTATGATAATAGCTGTGAAAAAGTGTTGTTCGATGCGTGGGGAGGTGTAGAAATGATGTCATGGGCTAACGAAAAACTAAAAGAGCTACATGGTTAAGATTATAAACTACCAATTTTTAAGAATAGAGGCGGATATTTCTCAGAATGTCCCTGACATAGAATTGGACAACCCAATAAAAAGAAGTCATGAGATGATGGAGATGGTTATCGGGAGTGCTTTGTATGCAGAGTTTGTAGGTCAATATCCTAACTCGCTTTCTTCTGGTAACACCTTACTTTTACCTTATGTGCAAAAATTTTTAGCGTGGCAAGCAAAACAATTCTGGCTACCAAAGGCAAATTTCAAGGACACACGGGTAGGATACAGGATAATGCAGGAAGATAATTCACAGGCGGCTAATTCCAAGGACATGGCCGAACTTATACGCGATGCTAAGATGTGGGCACAGACCCAGAAAGAAAAGCTCGTGCAGTTCCTTGAAGATAATTATTCAAACTATCCATTGTACGATGTGACTTGTGGTGCTAACAAAAGAACGGGAACAGGATTTCATATTACCTCCGTAGGAAAACATTCAGCTAATTGCGGGTGCGACTCCTGTCTACATGGACATTCATAACGAATTTATAGCGCGGCAAAAGTCGTTAGTCTTCTACAGAGGCAAGGCGATTTTAAATAAGGTTCATCGATTCTTTGATATAAACGGAGATGCCTGGAATTTCTCAGACGCTACTGGATTTACTTTTAAAATTTGGGAAGAAAGAGAAGGAGGATTGCAAGTAGTAGATTGGAGTAGTCCGATTAATTTAGCAAACAACCTAAATGATATTATTTTGAATGCTCCAGTAGTAGATACGGCAAGCATCGGGATAGGTAAATACTATTACGAAATTGAATATATAACATCGGGCGGCTATCCAGTTTTAGTTGGATACGGAGAAGCAAAGTTTATATGAGTGACTTCATTTTACATGATGCTCCAATAGAGATGGAAATATGTTCAGAACATGCAATCTATAATTTAGGCAGTGACCCTATAGTTTTTAGATTGTGTGCAACAAGTCCAGGTGAAGTTACTATTGATAGCTTCAGGTTGTTGGAGGATGATTTTTTTAGACTTTTAGAAGATGGTTATTTAAGACTTTTACAATAACAAATGGCGAACTTAAAACTCTCGGAACTAACACAACGCACCCCGGACGGGACAGAATATCTTGAAGTGATAATACCTCCGTTTACTTCTGGAACAAATCGTAGGGTTCTGCTTCAGGATATTTTAAATCTTGGCAATGCCTATGCTGACGAGCAGCACTATATCACAAAATTTCAGACTGCTCACGCGCTAACGGTTGGGATGCTGATCAGTACGGATGATTCTGGTGATCTTGAATGGGATGAGGTTACAAGCGGAGCATTGTGGCCACTTGCACAAGTTACCGCAGTCCCTGATGCTAATAATTTTACGGCGCGTCTTCTTCACAGCATAATAACCGGTACTGGTTTTACGATGTCTGCAAGATATTATTTGCAATCTAATGGATCGTTAGGAACTACGGTAACAGAAAAGATAATTGGTGTGGCAGTATCTACCACGCAAATTGTAATAATCGCAGGGACGAATGAATCTCTTTTCAAGGGCTATCATACAAGTGAGGCAAACCTAGAGGCTGCATATCCTACTGGTATTGATGGTAGTTATGCTATCGTTGATGCCGGTATCGGAACTGATGCTGTAATATTTATTTGGGATAATAATACAGAGGGTTGGATTCAGGGCGGTGGAGTTGTTCCCTACGCTACCGACACTGTAAGGGGGATAGCGAAGCTTTACAGTGATGTTTCAGCACAAAATACAGACGGGGCACCCGATCAAAACGCGGTATTCGATGCGTTGGCTTTAAAAGCTAATATAACTTACGTTGACGCACAAGTCGCAACAAAATACGACTTCCTTGTTTCACTTCGAACCCTAACTGCATCACATACCTTAGACTCTACCGATTTGGCGAGCGTGAATGCTGGAGATCAATTAGTGATACAACAAAATGTAGCATCTGCAAACAACTTAGAAATACCATTAAACTCTACAATTGCATTTCCTGTTGGAACTATTATAGGGGTACGAAATATAAACACAGGGGTTGTTACGATAACTGCGGTTGGTGGAGTTACATTAACTTCTCCTTTAAGCGCGTTCAAATTAGCAAATCAGTGGGATATGGCTTACATAGAAAAAACCGCTACAAATACATGGGTAGCTAACGGCCAGCTTTCATTATGAGAAGACGCGGAACCTTAAAAAAATATGCTGATCCTGATTACGCTGGGATGTCAAATGTCGTCTTTCATGGACGCGCTGATGGATTAGTAGTTAATACGACTAACTCGTTCGGTGTTGTTGATGTGTCTGGAAATGTGACGAAATTAATTTCTGTAGATACGACCACTCATGAATTTGACTCAAACGGAACGGCCCCGACCTTAACTGGAACTGGGATCGATGCGGCGATAGTATTCGGGGGTGCTGGCAGGCTACGGCATAATGGTGCTAATTCTGTATTTAATAGTTTTCATTATCGCACATCAATAAATGATTTAAAATGGTGTATACACGCCGTTGTGAAATTTGGAACAACGTCCGATCCAAATGCGATATTAGGTTTGTTTGGCAACAATGCTGGGTCTTCAGCAAACAAGGGTATAAATGGCAATTTTGAGGATAGATCATCAATAAACTCAAATGAAAATTTTTCATTTGGAATAACTCGTGGAGTGTCTGCATCTTTAATAACCCTATCAAATAATAATAATATTTTTCCGGCCAATAGATATGTTGATCTTTGGATTCACGTTGATAAATCACAAGAACAAAAACTACAGACTAGATTATTCATAAATGGGTATGAGCATACAGTTTCAAATCGTGTAGACTCTGTTTCTATGTTCACCAATCCAACATACGCGATGGAGATAGGTGGATGCGGAAATGCGGCCATAACAGGAGTATTAAGTTTGAAAGAAATTACTTTCCAGGATGGAATAGAAACGGATGCATTCAGAAATTCATTTATTTTAGCCCGAATGGCAAAATATAGAATAGTTCCATTTGCCCATCAAACTGATAGTATTATTCGGAGAACTAAGGCTACATTAATTGAAACATTCGACGACACTAGGTATTACCTGCCCATAGTAATGTGCCAGAATCCAACAAACACAAATACTATTGTGGTTTTAATGGGGGATTCAACTTCTCACATTTACGATGCAGCCGGAAAAATATCAATGCGAAAATCTACAAATAGGGGAAGAATTTTTGGGGCGAAGACAACCATAAACGACCCCTCTGGTGCTGCACAGGCAAAGGCCGCTGGTGGTTGTTACGATTCAACTGGTAGGCTGCACGTTATTATTGATCTCCATACCGCTGGTGATGCAACCAGTACTAATACAATGGAGTACTGGTATTCTGATAACGACGGTACAAGTTGGACATCATCAGACATTACGGCCAACTTGGCATCGGATGCGCTTGCTAGTTTTAGAATTGATGGTAGGATGATTGAAAATAATGGAGCCTTAATGATCACCTATTACAAATTTACCGCAGAGGGTGACGCAACTGAAAGCGCAAATTATATTTTACGTTCAACGGATGGTGGTGCAACATGGGTAACATTGACCGTTAGAGCAAAAAGTACAACATACAGAAATGAAGCATGCATAGTTGCGTGTAGCTCTACTGTTTTATTTGTTGTTGTTCGTGATGAGGTAACGGTTGAATGGCATCAGTATACATCAACCGATAATGGATTGAATTGGTCAGCACAAGGTGCGTTATCACTTGGCGAAGCGCTTACACAAGAAAGTCCGGTAATAATTAGAACATTATTGTTGAATGGAGCTCTAATTGCATGTGTTGTGTGGGCTGATAGAACAGCAGACGTTTTAAAATGTTGTTACGCTACCGCTGCAAATCTTATAGCCAGTGGGTTGACAGGTTGGAATTTGGCAACAAAGCATACTCTTAATCAAGGAAGCGCAAGTAAGCATTATCATTATGGAGATCATCTTTATCCTGATAATGATATGAATGGTATTATAATGTTTCCTTACGATCCCTATCCTGTATCTGGGCCGGGAACAGCTAACGTAATAGAATTGTGGAATATACAGACAGCTCATTATTCAGCCATTAAAACTCTTCTTGGTGTATGAACATAAAAGACGTATCCTTCTGGGCAAAAGTTAACAACACGATTCAACTTTTTGGAACAGGTGGACAAGTTGCCTTAGTCGCGGCTCATGCTTCTCCTGTGTGGAATTATGTAACCGCTGGAGCAACAATAGCCGGGATGGTGTTAGCAATTTGGATGGATGATAGAAATGGAAATGGTATGGTAGACGTTTTCGAGAAGGAAATAAAAGTTACTTCACAATCTCCCATTACTGTAGAAACTGAAACACCAAAGCCATGATAAAATACCTAATTATTCTACTTTCATTCTTTGTGAGTCTTGCCAGTGCGCAGGGATACAAGGTCGGAGATCTGATTATCGTTAACGAGAGTGTATGGTCACCATCTGTAATAAAATTAACCGACTCAGTAACTACCCACAGATTTCAAAGAAATAAACCGGGTGGCTATTACGTTGCTTACTTTCTATTTGAAGCAGATACCACTAAGGAATATCAAATCGAAGTAAAGCGAAAAGAAATAAAGCAAGCTGTTGAAATTGATATTGCTCCATCTTCAGGAATAGTTTTTACCGGGTCATGGTTTCATGCATCCGTACAAAAACACTTTGCGAACACGATAAGTTTTTCAAACACTGTAAACAGTACAGCTTCTCTCACATTCACCGGATCAAGGATTGAGTTGTATGCAGAGAAATTAAAAACGCATGGCATACTACAAATACTAATCGATAACATTATACAGGCAACGGTTGACACGTATAGCTCAGATCTTACAAAACAATACAAACAGGTAGTGTTTGCTAAGAATGTTACTCCTGGCCAGCATAAAATTACAGCTAGAGTTACCGGAACAAAGAACGCGGCAAGCTCAAATACTTATGTGGTGCTGGATTATTTTAAGGTGACGAAATAGTATGAGTACTGAGTATCAAAAACAGTATCACAAAAATTACTATAGAAAAAATAAAAAGATATTATTAGCTTATTCATACTTGTGGAGACAGAAAAATAAAGAAAAAAGGATAGCTTATGAAAAACAGTATCGTGAACAAAATCGACAAAAATTAAGAGATAAAGAAAAATTAAGGTATCAAAAAAGAAAGCTGAAAGAAGCTAAAAGATACGTCTCCAAAAGGATGTGGGAGGTTCGTAATATAGAACATAGAAGGAATTTTTGTAGAGAGTACTATAGAAAAAACTCAGTAGAAATTTTAAGAAAACGGCATCTTAAGAAACATTCGGAAAATCCGAGTTCAAGCGTTGGATAACGCAAAAGTGTAAAAAGTAGGGTAAGCCTCGGAGACGCCGGGGCCAATTCCTTTTTTAGGGGGCTACTTTCAGGGGTTTTTCGTAAACGGGTGAAATGACCCCCCGTAAAAACCAATGAAGTCTGAAACATTTCGTTACTTATAGAAACTAAAGAAGCTATGGACAACGAGATGAATTTAATCGTATGGATTGTCATAATGGGGATCATAATTTTGGCGCTGCTTATCACGGTCATTAGGCTTGCCAAAATAATTATTAAGCAGAACGACAGAGTTAACGCGGTAGATGACTACCTTTTAAATAAATTCTTAACAAATGAAAGAGAAATACAAAACGGAAAAACCGGAGAAAGTGACTGAAGAAAACGAAGAATACCTGAAATACATTATGAAGGATAACACTATCAACATAAATGTATACGAGGGCGGAACAGTCATATTCCAATCTGGTAAACCTAAAGACGAGCCAAGACCATAGCCATGCGGGTATATGGTCTTTTTGTTTTTGGCGTTATTCTATTGGGACTCGGTTATGAATTGATGTATTCATACGATGATCAGTTTAATAGAGTTGATCTTTTTTTGCTTTCAGATCGTAAAATTTACCCATCTAGCTACTTTTATTATTCGGCTGAATCAATCACCTATATTGGGTTTGCTGTAATGTTATTCAGGTCTATTATTCCACAGGCAAAACAATACGTATTACTTTTCATTATCCTTGAATCAATTGATTTGATAGATTTCTGGATCACGAACAACGATATGTGGTTTCAGTACAGAGCATGGCCGATAACATTCAATGTCATTAAAGTGGCTATATTTATGATAGCTATAATCGCAAATGAGACTAACAGATCTATTACAAGTAACCTCGGAAACTAGTCACGGTCAGATTATAATCCCTGATTCGTGGCTATATGCTATCATAAGCACGCTATTAGCTCTTGTTGTTTGGGGCCTTAATCGATGGGTTTCCAGGCTTGACAAGAAAATGGATAAGACAGACGAGTGTATTACTCAGCTTACAAGCATCGTTACTAAGCTAGAGAAAAGCCAGGAAGAACACGACAAGCGTATCGAAGAACACGACCAGGAAATCAAGGAGCTTCAGAAACAAAAACGCCGGACATGACGAGCGAGCGTAAAACGATAGCGAAAACGGCGCACAACTTTATTCCGATTTCGGTTGATCAAAATAATTACGATCATCTTCGTGAACTATACGATGAAAGATTTGAATCATTACGTAGAGAATTACAACTAAAAGACCAGGCTCTTAAACTTCAGGCTCTTGAATATGAACGCAGGCTGGATGGGTTAAATCACGAAGCTGCAAGGATATTAGAATCACAACAGAAGTCAATCAGTGTAGAGAAGTTTGACGGCGTTATCTCACAATTTCATTCTAAGTTTTCATCTACAGATGACAAGATAGGCGAACTCTCTAAGCGTGTCTATTATATTGCTGGTGGTTTAGTAGTCTTTGAGGCAATATTTAGGTTTTTTATTAAGTGAAAAAGCCTTGAAAGACTATTAATCTTTAAGGCTTTTGTATTGTGGATGGTCAGCCGAAAAGGCTTTTGAATATAAAGGAAGATTTACGAAATAATATTTAAGACGCTAATGAAGTAAACCTTTCCAGCGTTGCGGGATAAAAATTAGTATCAACTTCATCATGAGTCATGTGTGTAACTTCAATAGGTATCAATTCAGCTCCGTTTTTTATACTCGCTGCAAGGCGATGATTGCCATCAATTACAATAGCCTTCACGTTGTCTATTATTACTAGCTCAATAGGTTCAATTTCGTGAGTCTTAAGATATTCCGCGACCTGATCAACAGTATAGGTCTGCATTCCAAAACAAACCGGTGGCCTTATCTTGGAGCGGTCAAACTCGCGGTACTTCCATAGGTGATGGGGGTTAATTAGGGTTTTCATAATCTCTTTATTGATTTTATAAGTTCGTCACTCTTGATTAGATTGGCAGTTTCACCGTATACATATTGATTTAGTATGGTTTCAATGATAGAATCTTTAAACTCTGCAAGCTGTTGGTTTGAGTATTCCCTCATTGCATCAGTTGTGGAGTATGTTCCTTCAATGCTGTGAATTTTTGATACTGTAAGCCCGCGTTCTTTCAATAACTGTTCTGCTGTTTTCATATCATCCGAAAATGAAGTTAAAAATATCGTTGTAATGCATTACAAAAACAACCGTCGACAAGAAGGCGACACTTGCAAATAATGTGCATATTCTTTCAGTCCTGTCGATCTTGTTTAAGATTGCGTTAATCTGTTTTGTCCGGGGTAATTGTGTTGTGTTTTCATATTCAAAAGTAGTAAATCACGTTGAGGTAAATCGTGCGTTTGTGGGTGATAACTTACTCGGGTATTATTACTTTTAGTCATAGCCAGTCTCCGGTGTCACTAAATATTCTCTATCTGTTTCCATTAATTGAATTTTACACACATCTTAATTCAAGTGTATAGGTTTTTTATCAGCAGTCCATTGAACACTATCCCCTATTTTTTGACTTGATGAATATGGGATCGGGTCATCATCATAACAAACTATTTTACCGTCTTCAATCCATCCGTGCGATAAAATTGAAGGATCACGCATATCAAGTATTTTGCCACAACCTTCACATTTCAATTGATGCTCTTTAGGTTCCACTATATTAAAATGAATTTATCTTTTAAATTATCATCAGAAGCTTGCCAATATCCGCGAATAACGTCATCTTCTTCTGGTCTCATCGGCTTAGATTCTCCATTAAGATATTTATGTACACCGCAAGCAAATTTATTACTACAGTTTGGGTACACTTCTCTAGCTGATTGTATTTCAATTTTAATCTTGTTTAGTTTTTCAAGTTGATCTTCTAAAAAGTCGGATAGTTCTTGTAGTTTTTCCATGTTTTTTATTACCCTTTGCGTGAACACTTTATTTTAATCGTTCTAAAATCTTATACTCGAAATCAAAATCTTCCTTTTTGGACCATGTTAAATTCCCGCTATCCCATTTTATTTTATAAGCTCTTTTACTTATTGCAAGCACCTCAATTTCATAAACTATAAATGATTTTTTTACCAAGTAAATACCGCCAATCTCATATCCCTTATTACTCTCCATGCTACTCTGATTTCATTTTACTGTAACTCAAATGTATAGCTGTTATTTTTGTTTCAACTTCAGTACGAAGTTTATTAAGATTTTTCAAATCTAAATTTTTCAGCCTACAATTTTTCAGATACTCATTAAGACTAAGCAATTCAAAGTAATCAAGTTCTCCATATTCGATGCTCATATCATACTTTTTTACCACTTCCCTTCGAGGGAGGAAATTTTGTCAGGTCGATGTAGACCTTCATTTCGCCGCTAGGGTCTTTTTTTAGAACCGTCTTCAGCGATCCTGATTTTATCCGGGAGTCTATCGCCTGTGTGCTAACACCGCATAACTGTGCGTACTTGTAGCGGGTGCAGAATTTTTGTGCCATTATTGATGGTTATTTTAATTGGTATTTATACTTTACCAGTTCCGCTATTTGTCCTGGGGTTGTAGGCGTTTTGAAAGCAACCCAAACACCCCTCCACTTTGAGAAGTATTTGGTATATTTCTTAGTCATTTGGTCCATAATAGATTGGTTAAGTTCATGGTAATTACATTAAAAAAAGGCACTGTCGCAGATCCCGCGCATGAAAGAACTTATTAGGAAACTTTCAAGATTTTATAATGATCCTTCGAATATAATTTCCTTTCCTGATTTTTCAATTTGATCAAGTTCATCTACTGCCTCTGATATACATACGTTAATTTTTAGCGCTAATTCAGCATCAAAAATAATTTGATTATCTGGGCAAAATGTATTAATGAGATACCCGGGTGATGAAACAAAAAGGTCAATAATACTAGCCCAATGAATCCCCAATTCTTCCATCAAAAATAATTTTGTTTCACTTTCATTGTTCGTTATGTTCTCTTTATGGATAACCACATCAAAAACTCTTGAC